CTCAGGCGGAATTGCAACCACAGGCTGAAACAACTCGCGAGTTTGATACATCACTCCAGGAATTTCCACAGGTGTTTGACGTCCTGTTTGCGGTGCTGGAGCATGCGGGTTCAAAACCGGCAAAGTGGTCAATACAGATTCGTTTAGATTTTTGCTCATAATATTAGTCCTGGTATTTTTTCCATAAAGCACGAGTAGAGGCCAAGATGCCTTCGTCGATGTCTTTTTTCTTCACAGCATTAGTTCCTGGAATCTTTTCTCCAACTTTGATGTCATCGTCGGCTAAACCTGCGGTAAACTTGTTGCCTTCTTCCACATCATCTTCATCAACTTTTTTAATGCCTGCCATTTCCATCATGCGGTGTAGTGCATCTTCTTCTGCTTCTGCATAGCTGTGTTGACGATCATCTTGGCTGGCCAACACAGGTACTGTGCTTTGACCAGTTGACTTAGGGCCATCTAATCCGCCCGAGTATTGCATTGAGCTACCTGTTTCTGTGTTGGTAGGGTAGTCAGGCTCGTTCATTGACACTTCATCAATTTCTTGTTCGCCACATGAGCAATCAGGTGTACCGCATCCGCAGGCTGGCTTGTAACCTGAACCGCCGTAGCCTTCATCATTGCCGCTGCCTAGGCCTGCTGACTTCAACAATGTTGCTAACTTCAGTGCATCTTCATCACTGGCAGTGATAGTCAAACTCTTGCCACCTTCTGTACTGTCACTCATGTTGATGCTCATTGACTCATCAAGTTGGCTCATTGATTCTGTGATAGCGTTTTCAAGATCGCGATTCAATGAATCATAAATGCCTTGGCCATAGCCAAAGCCACTTGATGCAGTAGGAGTTCCTGTTCCGCCTGCTTCTTCAGTTTTTTCTTTCTTCTTGGGCTTTTTTTCAGTATTCTTTTCAGCAGCCTCAACGTCTTTTGTGAACTTCTTGCCAGCTTGTTCGGCATGGTCGTCACGATTGGCAGTGCTTTCTTTTTCTGCAGACTTAGAAACTTTGTAACCAGCTTTTTTCAACAGCGCCATGGCTGCTTTTAAATCGCCTGAGTCATTGTCTGTTGGATCAGCGTCGCCTTCTTTCATTTTGTTTCTAACACTTACTTTGCCTGGTTCAGATTTTGGCTTGTTACCAATCATGAATCCTTGTAATGCTTTGCCTGAATCAGATACTGATCCAGCAGATCCTTTTTTCTCACGCTCACCTTTGTGCTTGATTGCTTTGCTGGTTACTCTTTCAGTGCCCTTGGCTGGACCTTTTGGACGACCGCGACTGCGTTTGTCACGTGCGTTGCCTTCGTCATCTGTGTCTGATCCAACCGAATTGCCTTGGTCATCAACTCTGCGTGTGACCTTGCGACCAGTTTTGGTATGTTCAATATCGTGCTTGGAACCGTGTTCTACATCTCCCACACGTGGTTTGTCAGCACGTGGCTTCTTGTAGTTTGTAAACGGGTTGTTATCATCTTCTTCGGCAGTTTTTTGTTTGCTGCCTTTGCGTAACATAGCAAAGTCATTGGCATCTAGTTTGCCGTTGTCGTTTTTATCCAGTGTCTTTTGGCGGCCACTCAGTGCCGATTTCATGGCTTCGGCAGCAACATCACCTAGCATTTCATCAACTTCTTTCTTGGCGCCAGCAATTTTGTCAGCAAACGTGATCTTGTCTTTTGGTGGTGCCAAGGCAGCAAAACTTTTGGCCTTGGCAGGATTCATTTTTTCTTTGATAGGATGTTCTTTACCCAGACGTTGTTGAGCACGTTTTAATCCTTCAGGACTTGTGGGGCTCTGTGTGCGCTCTTTTTCTAGATCTTGCAGGGTCATTCTATTGCCTGGGCGATTCACTGCAGGGATCTGACTCTTGTCTGGGCCTGCTTGATAAGCACCTTCGTCCACTTCTGTGTTGTCATACTGGTCGTACTTTTTACGGGCAGCATCCATCTTTTTCTCACTGGCACCTTCTCTACCTAGTCTGGACAATTCTTCCATACCAGGCTGGGTATATTTCGCAATACCCTTGGCAGCACGGCTCATGTCACGCTCGTTGAGTTGTTTTGTTTCTGGTGCGTCGTTAACAGCAGCCAGGCGTTTGTTTAAGTCATAGAAAAATGTCATTGTATTATCCTCTTGGTTTGGCGCCAGTTGCTGGCTTGGGTTGTCTCTTGACGTTGGTCATTGGGCTGGTTGTGCCCATTGGCAAATCATTTGTAGTTTTGGCAGGTGGAGTTTTGCCGCCGGCTACTGTGAAATTAGAACGATAGGCATTCTTCAGCACCACATGATTGTATGGGTCTGCAGAATAATCTTTCTTGAGATTCTTTTGCATTTTGTCATCTGCTGGATAGTCTGGATCATCCAACAGATCTTTGTTTTGATCTGTAATCTTGACCGACTCTGCATCAAGACTTTCTTCGTATGGAGTGGTCATCATCACAATACGATTTTCGTCTAGTCCCAGCAACCTAGCAATCTGTTTGATCTGCGGTTCAATAGCAGGGTACTTAAACTCTACATCTACTCTTGTGACAGACTGATTGGGGAAAGCAGGAAAATCAGGAATCACAGCACGTACTGGTGTGCTTTTGGGCGTTGACATTTTGACAACGTCAAATTGATCAAGTTTTTCTTCAAATGTTTTGAAGAAGCCCGGGGGAATATCACCTACCACTTTGATGCGGTATTGATATGTACGTTCACTTTCTGCGAGATATTTTGCAAATGGTTTCATGTCAGTATCCTATTGTATATTTATACTTTTCCGTTATTTTGGTCTTTGCCTTTAAGCAAACGTTCCAATAAATCATTGCGATTCAGCACTTGACCTTGTGCTGTGGCCAGTTGTTCTTCAGCCGGAGTCTGTTGATCCAGTCGCATTTTTTTCAACTGCAGGTCAATAACCTTGAGTTTCTTGTTCATTTTGGCTGTTTTAGCAGTGATAGCATGGCCTAGCATGGTGCCTGCCACGTTGAATATCTCACTGGCAAAACGTGAGTCTACTTGCATACCAAGATCCATGAGATCTTTGTAGCTGTCTTTGGCCAAGTCTGCAAGTTCATCCATTTCGCCATCACTGGCGTCAAGATCTCGCACTGCCGGCAATGCTGAATCAATCTTGTCAATGGCATCATCTATCACAGCCAACTGCGCCCGTGTTTCTGCAATGGTAGGGATTTCATTTTCTGTTTCAATTTCAACAGAAGAGGGTAGGTCAAAAAGGTCTTCTAATTTCCGCGTCATGCGGATATTTATGGGTCAGTTGCGACCATTGGCAAACATATCGTTTTCGGTGATTACTCTAAACGCTAGCCCTTGGCGGGCACACCACTTCTGGGCGGCTGCCCATTTGGCATAGTTAACCGCCACTACAGCACGGTCGCGACTGCTCATTTTGCTTTCAATTACACTTTGCTTTTTAGGTTTGATCTCAATCAATTCTGCTCGAACTGTGTTGTTTTTTTGACGATATGTGATCAGGAAGTCAGGCACGTAATTGCTTTTCTTGCCTGTCACAGGATTCATGTAGGGAATGGCAATACTTTCGCTGGCCCACTGTAGCACATTATCGTTGGTATCGCAAAAACGCATGAAGCTGTGTTCCCATCCTGAGCGATATCTAGGTACACCTTTGCCCACATATTTTGCAGGGTTCAACACCACGTACTGACCTTGTGCCCAGCGACTCATTGTAGTACTAGTCTGGCTGCGTATTGATTGGGAACTGTGCTGGCGTTGATACCCAGCAGGGTAGCTCGGCTACGGATTGAATTAAGATAGTAGGCCAGGCTTGCTGTGAGATTCAATCCTGTTTGGCCTTTCATTGCGTCTAGCAACGTCAGTGCAGGCACATTGGTTTCTTCGGCTACTCTAAACAAACTCACTGTGAAGTTGCCAGCAATACGAGCTGTGGACATGACAGATCTAAAGTACGAATACACAATATCATACTCGTCTGCAGGAACATTGACATCGTAGTTGTAAAAACTGTCAAATACTCTGACTGTTAGATCTTTGTTGTAATTGGTATAATTTACTGTGCTCATACACCACCACCAATTGGTTGTCCTTGGTTGATCTGATTCACTGTGGCTGTGTTACGTGCCGCGGTTGCTGTTGGGAAGAAAACACCATCAGCTTTGTTGGCCACACTACGAATAGCGCCAGGTAATGCGCCCACAATCACTTGTGTACCAATTGCTGTGGCTTCTGATTTGACAATACTCTTGAGATTTTTGCCTTTGAATGTGTTGTAAACTGTGCTGGCTTTTTGCGCCGCGCCAAGTAGTCCCAACACAGAACCTGACTGCAAATCGCTGGAGATACCTCCAGCTGCATCCAACAATCCACCTTGGCCTAAAATTGTGGCAGTGGTGCCAGGACGAGCCAATGGACTTGGTGTGGTGTCGTAGTGTGCTGGATTGGCAAACCCTGGAGCAGACTTGTTGGGTGCGCCTTGTTTGTACTTCACAGTTTCGTAAGCAATGGTCATGGAGTGTTGCATGAGTCCGTTGCCTTGACTGTAGTCATAGGTGTCGTGTGCCCAATTTGAAATCAGCGGATTGATCAAGATGTACTCAGCAAACTTGTGCTGATAGTCAAATCCAAAAATTCTAATGTCAGAGAAAAACGGTGGCTTGCCTGACGAGCTTGTTGTGCCATCGTCAATTCCTTCACCAATATAACCCCAGTCGTTAACTCCGCCCATGCGGTCTTGATTGTAAATGTCTCGACCGTTGTAGCCAAATCCTTTGGTACCGTTGCCTTCAGCACCCATGCTGCCGTTGTTGTTGTTGGTAGAGCCATAGGCTTGGCTGGCGTCTTTGTAATAATAACTGTAGTAGTTGTACCACATGTTGCGCACCAGATCTGATCCGTCATCATGGAATGTAATGTTCACAGGATCATAATTGATCTTGGTTTGAATCACACGTTTACGATTGTACTGGTTGAGTGTTTCTGTGGCAATAGTGTACTTGGGCAAGTCAACTGTTTTTACAACCAGGCTGAGATTGGCAATGTCTTGAAGACCAATTGCGCCACGTATTTTGGGAATTACTGCTGAGTTGATGGTAAAGGCCACATGGAACAAAAACTTAAACCTAGGTTTAAGTTCGTATCCATTGGGAGTAAAAACGCGATTTGCGTGATCGTAACCACGCAAACCGTCTACTGCTGTAAATCCTTTGAAGATTTGCTGACCAAATGTTGCTAATGACATTAGTTATTAGCCAGTTTATGTAGTAATACCAGCACCTGTAACAATGTCGCCCAGTGTTCGACCAATAGCACCACCAATACCAGCACCGTTAGATCCTGATGGGATTTGGTTGGCGTTATCATACGCGATACCCAAGTTGATTGTAACTACAGCACTTTCTGCATAGCTCAATTGGCCGTAATCTGCTGACTTCAAGTAGCAACCATACAATTCCCAAGTTTCAAGAACTGTGGGTTCAGAAGCACCGTTGCCACCGTCTAGAATTTCTAAACGTGTCAGGAACTTGTAGTCAATACCAGAACTGGCTGATGCCATTTCCAAGAAGTCCATTTGTTTTTGTAGTTGCTCGCCAACCAACTTGCTGACTGCTCCAGTGGCATCGTCGCGAACTTCACAGGTGACGTCAGCCCAGGTAGGTTTACCGGCCAACTTCAATGTTGAGTTGTAGATTGGTATAGTAATGTCTTCAAAACTCAAATTGGGTCTAGTGAAAGTCATTACCTGCTTTGTTAATTCAGTAGTGGGTTTTTCAACGCCAAAGTTCTCAAAATACACACGGAAGCGATATTTGAGTTTGGGCATCAACAAGCCCTGATCAGCCTGGCCGCCCAGTGGAACTGACATTCTTGATAGTGATGAACTTGCCATTTTTTTGGTATCTCCTGTTACGTTTATTTACCTGAATCGGTGGGTGAAAAATCACCCACCGTTTTCATTAGGATGCTTGTCCTGAGATTTCGCCAGTGTTCTTGATACGCAATGGAATATAGATAAACTCCACGGCTTTCACTGGTTCAATAGCAATATCCAGCCACAACTCATTGCGGTCAATACGTGCTGGAGTATTGTTACTCAAGTCGCAAACCACCAAGTAGTCATAGATACCA